CCATAGCGACGCCGCCCTCGCGCGCGCCCAGCGCGCCTTGCCGATGCTCTTCTGATCCATGCAGCTACTGTCGCCGCCGGCGGTCGCACGCGCCGATACGGAGGCAACGCCGGCTGACTGGCGCTACAGCTTCGGGTTCGGAATCGCGTCCAGCCGCCTCTGCTGCTGAATCTCGGTGCGGGATAGTTTAGGGGCCGGATCGTCCCTGGCTACCAGCTTCGCCACGGCCTCCTTCATCGGCACGCCCTCCAGAACCCGCGCCGCACACCAGCGCTCGGCGTAGCGCTTGCCCTGGGCGACGGTGGCCGCCCGGACCTCTTTGTCCTGCCACAGCTTCCTGCAGGCCAACACGACCCGGACGCCCCGGGCGTCTGTCTGCACGCTGGCGATCTGACGATTTCGCCACCACAGCCCCCAGTGCTCGCCGTACTGCACCCAGCCTCGAGGTTGAGGGGCGGTCATGAAGCCGGTGAAGTTGCAGGGCGGGAGCATGCGCGCAGGATACGGGCCGGAGTCTCAGATTCCGCGACGGCGTGTCAGGGCGATGCAAAGGTGCCGGCGGGGCGATGCTCAGGCGCCCCAGCACCCGGGCTGAGCTGCCTGAGGCTCCCGGATCCGACCGAGTGTCCGCCGACGACGATTCCGCGCCCGGCGAAGGGACGAACGTGTCCCGCATCCGATCGAAGAAGCGCATGTAGCGGGCGACCGACGGCGGTGTGGCTGTCGACAGGTAGCCTCAGCGCATCGCGCGGTCGTCGTTACTGCTGCAGCTCGATCTCCGAAAGCCTCGGCTCCCACGCGTGGTGGGGCTTTACCTACAGCCTTCTGAGCGGTTTTCCGATTGCACCTCTGCCGTGCTGTTGCGACCGTGCACGAGCAGTGCCGCACTACCTTACTCATGGAGAGATGGAAGTGAACTCAACGCAAAACGATTGCAGGACTACCCGCTCGAACCCGCGCCGTCTGATGTTGGGGATGGCCCTTGCCCTGTTGTCGGTCGGCTTCGCCCAGACCGCGATCGCCGGTCAATGGGTGCCAACGGGCCGCCTGCTATGGGTGGACTCAGAAACCATCCAGCCTTATCCGGTGGCCTATACCAACTTCTGCCACGGCGGCGTGGATGGGCCGAGCGGCGTCTACTTGTACGGCGACTGGGGTCCGGAAGGGCTGGGCTCGTGCCCGACCGACGCGTACACCGGTTTTCAAAATATGAAGGGCACTGTCGGCACCTGTAGACCAGATCCCGAAGCTGTTGGCGGCGGCTATTCCTGTGAGGAGTCCCACTACACCTTCAGCGGTCAGTCTTACCCAGGCCCGATGCCGGCGACCTGTAGCTCGCCGGGAGTCTATGGCGTCGCCAACTACTACCGTACAGAGCTTGTGTACTTCGGCAATGGCAATATGCCCAGAGACTACTACGACAGGTTTTTCAATAGCGCCACTGAGTACGTTTGCCAGTAGTGGGTGACCCAAGTCCAAGCCGCTACAGGACGCATTTCAAAATTCGTTAATCCGCACCTGACTACTTCGAGGACGGACGTCCCCGCGCCAGCGGGGACGCTCCTTCATATCCCCCCGAACCATGGGTGCAGGATACTGGCCGGGGTCTCATGTTCCGCGACGGCACGTCAGGCCGTGCGACGGGCACCGCTTTCCGCCGGCCGCCTGGGCCGATCAGAGGGTGCCGATATCCCTGACCGCTGCCTCGCCGCGCCGCAGGAAAGCGGCGATAAGCTGCCCACCGGCTACCACTCTCCCTTCCTGGCCGTTCAGGTACTCGGCTTGGCGCCTTCCCGCAGCGAGGATCGCGTCAGGTTCAAAGCTGTCGGTAGCGCCCCGTAGGGGGTCCCCTGGCGAGGCTATTCCGCCCACAAGCTCCGCGACTCTCGTCGGTCGATCGGCAACGGACTTGGCGTAAGCGGTCCCGACCATACGATCTTGCGCCTTGGACCAGCCCACCACCACGATCTCCGAGTGCAGCTGATCCAGGTCTATGTTGGCGTCCCGGGCCGCTTGGACGTACTTCGGCCACAGCTGATCCATGACGGGCCCGACCTCCCGCATGATCTGCTCGATGCTGAAAGCCTTCCGGAAGCTGGCCTCAAGGCACAGCTGATACACCCGAAGGAAGAACTGCCCGGACCCACGCGCGGCAACGACAATGTTGTGCTGAGGAATCAGCAGCAGTTTGGCGCCCTCGGACTTCTCGCCCGTGACGGCGTCTTGAGCAAGGGTGTCGACCGCCACGAATGCGCGTTCGGGCGTCATCAGTACGTTGAGGATGCTCATGTCGTGGCCCGGTCGGCGAATCCCAACTATGGTGGGGCCGCTGATCGCTGTCTAGGCTGGCATCCACAACCGCATGCCGGTGTGGCTGACGGCTGGCTAGGCCGATGAGTGGCTGGCCGCCGAGCCCGAAGACGCGCTGGCCATGCTGCTGGCCAGCGAGCCACCGGCGATGGAGGCCTATCGCGTCAGCCGGGCAGTGAACACCCCTCGGAACAACCAGGCCGAGCTGCTGATACCGGCGCTCTAGTCAGCTTTGACGCGCTCGAACAGCGGGAGAAGTTGATCGACGACTAGCTCATGCCCCGCGCGATTCGGATGGTTGAACTGGGCCATCAACAGGTGCCTATCCCCGGTGTAGGCATCGAATGCGGCAAGACTGTCTGCCAACGGCACGTCCAGATCCTTCGCCAACCTACGAATCATGGCGGCTTGCTCGCCCAGTGGGTCGCCAACCTGATCCGGAGAGGCCTGCTCATCCCACGTCGGCGTCAGCAGTACCGGACACGCCCCATCAGAACGCACGCCATCAACGATCTTGGCAAGATTGCTTCTCGCCACTTCGACGCCCAGCGGACGGTCGTTCAACGCGAAATCGATGAGAACGACGCGCGGGTGGTGATCGAGCACATCCCGCTGAAAGCGGGCAAGGCCCTGCGTTGAGTTCTCACCACCTACTCCGGATGTGATGACATTCAGCACAGCGTGAGGGTATCGCTCCGAGAGCGCATCCTCGAGAAGCCGGGGGTATGCACCCCGCTTATTCACTTCTGGCGTCTTTCCATAACCGGCGGGCACGCTGTGGCCAAAGGCCACAATGTTGATGGTCGAGTTACTCGGCCACGTAGCCTGGAGGTCGTGGACAACCTTGGCAAGGCACTGACTGCCTGAGGTGGCAGCTGGGGCTTGCCGTCCGTCCGCCCCGCAGGCCGATAGGGCGATAGCTATCACTGCAACGAACCGAGACGGGAGTTGTAGATTTTTCATGGCCGAAATGTAACCCATCGCCTCAGACATTCGTTACTGAAGATTGCGACTGTCTCGAGCACAGACAGTCGGGAAATTTCAGCTATACGCTGGCGTGGTTCGACCCTACAACACTAGGAGAGCGCCATGTACGCAGTGCTGATTACCACCATTCTGGCTGTCGCCGCCGGTGCCACCGGTGCCCCCGCTGCGGCCAACGATACTGGCGTCATCCAAGGGCGAACCGTTGACCTTTACGAGGAAGAATCGAACCCGGGCGAGAGCCTGGACGCTTTCGTGGCTCGGATCGCGCCGCGCGCGGTTCAGGCGTCGCAGGAGGCGCGCGCTACGGTTTGCGGCCAGGTCGAGGGCGTCGGCCCGTACCGGGTCAAGGTGAAGACCGATGGATACACCAGTACCTGCGACCTTCCGAAAACCGGACTGCCCTACGTACTGGTGAATGGCACAGCAGTGGACAAGCGGGAGAACCACTTCTCGCAGGTGAACTGGCAGCGCGCCGGCTACCTCGTCACGCCGTGGTCGGTGAAGCACCAGAACGGCGTGGTGAAGCGACCCCGCACCGTCCGCTAGTAATTGCGCATGTCGAGGATCAGGCCCTGCAGGGTGTTGTCGCCCAGCAAGCCCGTAGGTGGGTACGGTGGGCTCTGGCCGGAGCTGATGAAGAGTCGGAGCTGGATCAGTTTCACGCTGATCGTGCCGTTGCCGTTCGTGCGCACGCCCACCACGAAACCCGCGTAGTTTACGATCCAGGACGGACCGCCGCCGACAGGGCCACCGTCGACACGCGTATACAAACCGCCGTTCGTGATGCCGACCGCGTAGCCAGCGCTGAGCGCGATTCCCTGGTCCACAGAAGTCGTGCCGGCCGTGACGCCGACCATCTGGACCACGCGCATGTACTTGAATCGCGAGTCGAAGATCACCCGGTTGTTCGCCGGGTTGCGAATCCTCAGGCCCTTGGTGGTGATGAACTGCATTGCAGCCACGTCGGTGGTGTCGAAGATCCAGTAGGTCACCACTGCTCCCACGACATCCGTCACGATCTCCCATTCGAAGCTGGTGCCGGACTGTGTCTTCCGCATCACCCCGACGAACGCGGTAGAGCAGGACACCGCGAGGATCGGTTCGTTGCAGCCACCCGCCGAGATCACAGCACGGCCATAGGTGGATCCGCCGTTGCCAGGCGCTGTGAAAGACACCGTCTGCACGGCCACCGGGCCTGCCTTCATCGCCAGACATTCCCAGCCCGGGTCGATCTGGACGAGCGATCCACCCTCGTTCCGAATGCGCGCGCCGATCGTCATGACTCAGTACCTCCCATAGACCAACGTGCCCCCGCGGTTGTATGAAGGAATGGCACTAGAGAACGTCCATGAGATGGTGTTCCCGTCATCGGTGAACCTTGGGGTCGCATTGAAGTCCGGCTGAGCGCTGGATGCGTTGAACCAGTACACAAGGGGATTGCTGCCGCTGGCGGGGACGGCGATCGAGCCGTTCACCCCCGGGCTTATCGGGACCCGACCCATGATCCGAGGCAGACGGGTCGTGATGTCCACCAGCAAATTTCCCGATGGATCGCGCTGGCGGAACCCCATGACCATTACTGCAGCTCCCCGAGCTCGATCAACGCCACGGTGCCTGCGGTGTTCCAGAATCGCAGGGCAGCGTCCGTCAGCTCCATGAAGCCTCCGTTGGCATTGACCCCGCGCATCGTGAGCGAGGCATTCTTGTCGAGCTTCCAGCGAGGCAGGCCACCTGCCCCGACGGCGGTCGACTGGATCACGTCGCCGATCATGGCGTTCTGAATCCACCCGGTTCCGATGAGCGCCTGGCTGATGAAGGTTTGCCCACCCTGGATCACGAACGGCGAGGTCACTTGGCCGTTCACGATGTTGATGACCGCGAAGCGATCGGCCTGCATCAGGATTTGGCTCTGGTAGCTGCCATCGGGCTGCTGCTCGACACCAAGACCCATGCCAGCCATATAGATCTGGCCCGCACTGGTGATCTGCGCCTTGACGGTGTAGGTCGCGCTGACCCGGCCGTTGAGGTCGACAACCGCCTGGCTCACCTGCTGCACCGATGCCTCAATGCCACCCAGGTCGATGTCACCGATGGATGCCTCCACCTGGTCGACCCTGCTGGCCAGCGCGCGATCACCCTCTGCAATCACGGTCTGGATGGTCACCGAGCCGGCATAAACCCCGGTGTCCCCTGCGCCCCAATCGGTATCGCCCGCTGCGTGCACATCGAGCTGCGCGAAGATACCGTCCACCCTCTGGCCCTGAGCAGAAACCTCGCCGTCCAAGTCGATGATGTCCATCTCCATCTGATCGACCCGCCCGACAATAGCGCCGGCGTCGGCGATCGCCTGCCCCACGTCCTTCCACTTTGTGCCAGGCGGCGTCTCATTGCCGGCCGCACTTCCTTCCCAGCTGTAGATGCGCCCGTTGTAGATCACCGTCTGGCCATTGGTGTAGGTGGCTGCGGCATCCCACACGAGCGGGACCAACTGGTCGATCGACTCGATCTTCTCCAGAAGATCCTGCCCCAGCGCACTCTCGCTGATCCGGCCGGAGAAATACTCGTCGTACTTGCTCTGATCGGTGCTGGCCTCCCCCATGATCCCGGTGCTTGCCGGATACCACGGCCCGATGTTGCCGCTGCGATCGACCAGCCGCCCCCAGAAGTAGAACCGGGCACCGGCGGCCAGGCCGTTGATCTGGTGCTTGGCCTGCGGGTATGCGAAGTCGCCCAGCTTGATCGCCGCGGCACGGTTCGGCGTTGGGCCGTACCAGATCTCCGTGCGCTGGGTGTCGCTGGCGCCGGTCGGGAAGCCCCACGCCAGCCCGATGGAGAACACGTCGCTGGAGGTCGTCAGGGAGGTCAGGGCCGGCGGCGGCTGGGTCTTTCCGGTGATAGCCGTGAGAGCACTCACAGCCGGCTGGGAAACCGCGTTCAGCGCATTCACCGCGCGCACTCGCGCCAGGTAGTTGCCGGCGTAGATCCCTCGTACTTCAATGCTGGCCGTGGCCACCCGCCCTGCCCTCACCCAGTCCAGATCATCCCTGCGCCACTCCACGTCATAAGCGATGGCCTTGTCGGCCGCGTCCCAGGCGATGGTCAGGACGTGCGTGGCGATGCCCTGGTCGATGACCGAGTGCGACGACAGCTTCACGTTCGTCGGAGGCGGCTGGACGCTGGGCGGAATGATGCTGATCGGCGGCAGCTCCAGGCGAGTGCCGTCATCGATGGCGGCGTACTTGCCCGGCACGTGCTTCAGGGCGGTCACCCGGTAGGTGATGCCATCCACCTCTGAGATCGGGTTCTCCGTGATCGCCAGAACCCGGAACTGCTGCAGCGCCAGTTCGGTGCTTTCCAGAGACCACACGGACTGCGCCACCGGCACGGCAGACCACGGCGCTGTGACCTTAACCGTATTGCCAGTGACGGACTGCACGGTCCGGGCCTGCGTCCTGCCCGTGGGCAGAGTCGCGCGCAGCGTGTCACCTGGGGCGATGACCTCCGGCAGCTTGTCGAGCACAAGAGTGTCGGCAGTTGCAGTCTTGACGCGCCCGCCATTGCGGCGGCCAGCGCGTGCCGGATCCGCGATCTGGATGACGTCTCCGGGGAGGCAGTTGAGCACGTCCAGGCCGACGCCGAAGCTCACCGTCTCGGTTTCAAGGTTCTCGGTGTAGAGGATATGGTTGCCGATTCGCTGAGCCTGCGACCGGGAATGGCAGCCGACCGCGGTCACTTCAGTCTGCTGGATCCCATAGCGGTGCACGCCCTGCTGGTACTGGACCGGCTCCACCTTCTGCCGTCCGAAGTCATCCGGGTCTGTCCACGACACCAGAGCAACCGTGTGGCGGGCCTTCCGGCCGCTGCCCTCATATGCGAACCGGCCATCGATCACGTTCGCCTGGGTGTAGGTGAACACTGGATCCGCCGGCATGTCGGCCGAGGCCATCACCTGCCCCGCCGCGTAGAAGCTGATGCCGCGGAAGATGGATGCCATGTCCTGGAGCACGCGGTAAGCGTCGGCGCGGGTCTGCATGTACAGGCTGCAGGTGAACCGCGGTTCCATGTTACCCAGGCCGTCGCTTACGAGCTGGTCGCAGTACTGCGCAATCTGGTACAGGCGCCACTTATCCACCCAGTCCAGCGGGATGCGGTGACCAAGCCCGAACCGGTCATTGGTGACGATGTCGAAGAACGCCCACGCCGGATTGTTGGTCCATCCCGACTTGAAGGTGCCGTTCCATACACCACTGTAGGCACGCGTCAGAGGGTTGTAGTTGCTCGGGATGCGGATGATCCGCCCCCAAATTCGATATGAACGCGTCGGAATGTTCTGGAACTGGCTGGCGTCGACCTCCACCGCGGCGAGCGCACAGTTCGGATACCGCAGCTTCGCGTCGATGACCTCAGTCATCGACAGCACGTTCACGGTGTCTGAGACGGTGCCGCTGTTCGCGTTCGGCGTCAGGCGCCGGATGCGAATCTGCCACTGGCTGCCGACCGGGAGATCGATGCGATGGCTGCGCTCGTACTGGGTCGTGGTCTTGCCAGTGAAGGCGCTGGAAAGGACCGTGGAGTAAGGGCCGCCGTTCGTCGCCACATCGATCGCGTAGCTGATGCTGTAGCCGTTGGTGTCGCCATTGCTGGTATCGATCTTCTGCAGCGCGGGAACAGCCAAGCGGACGCGCACGGCGGATAGGTCGGCACCGGCTGCGGTACGCACGACCGGGCTGTCGCTGCGCAGCTCGACGTTCACCGCTATCTCGTTCTCCACGGACGGGAAGCCGGCGATGTGCGCCTGGTCCTGCGTGCCCGACCGCGTCTCGATACGCACGCCTTGGAAGTTCAGGGTGCCATCGCCGTTTTGGATCGGAACCTGATCGAGGTAGATGGACTGGTTTCCGGCCACCAGACCGCGTAGCTCGCCCTCGGAGATGAAGTCGAGGATGCGGGCGCGCGCGATCGAGCGCAGGCTATCCGGCGTCTCCACGGGGGTCCTGGCATTGCTGCCACCCTTCTTCGCCCCGACCAGATCTCGGCAGGCGGTGGCCAGCGCCAGCTCTTTGCCTGGCGCGCGCAACGCAACAGGCAGGTTCATTGCTGGTCCTCCGCGAGGATGCCGCCGCTGATCACTGCGGAGCCGACGAACATGCCCTTCGTGTCATGTCCGCCGTACGCTAGGGGCGCGGGATTTCCCTGGGCCTGAGTGTTGACCGTGCCGTTCATGCTGTAGCTCGGCGCGTTCTCCGCGCTGTCCTTGGCCCCCAGGCCCTTGGGCTGTGGCGATAGCATCTGCACCACGCCGCCGACGACCATGCTGATGCCGAGGTTGATGAAGGGCGTGCCGCTGACGCCGGTGTAGGCATTGAGCACCACGCCCACCACGATCAGCACCGCGCCGATGATGGTCTGGAGGATGCCTCCACGCTTTGAACCCACCAGCACCGGGGCGATGCGGATATCGTCGCGGCCGGGCGGGTCGTCGATCTGGTCGTGCCGCAGGTTCTGCTTGCCCAGGAACACCGCGAACTCCATTCCCTTGGACTTCGCGTCGCGCATGAACTCACGGAACCCCGGGATCATCATGCTCAGGGCATGGGCGGCCTCGCGCGGGCTGTTCACGGCCAGCTTGAACTCTCGGCCGAAGCGCGCGCCCAGGACGCCGTAGAGTCGCACGGTGCGGACACGCTCAGTCATGGCGGGCCTCCCGGTGGCGAACGATGTAGCAGGTGCGCTCCGCCCACATACCGCCGTAGGGCACGCGCTCGGACAGCCGGCCGTGCAGGTGGTGCAGCATCTGGCCGTCGCCCAGGTAGACCCCTGCGTGGTTCGGGACCGGCGAGCGGATCTGCATCAGGATCATGTCGCCACGCTGGAGCTCTCCGGGGATGGGTTGGAACCCCTCGGCCTGTAGTCGGTCCATGCTGTAGAGGTCCTGCCCCTTCTCCCACCAGTCGTCCTCGCGGTCGTACTGGCTCAGGGCGATGCCCAGCTCGCGCGCGTAGAAGTCCCGCACAAGGCTGTAGCAGTCCAGCACGCCATGGGCGAAATCGCGGCCGATCAGCGGCGCCTCGTAGCCGCAGGGATCGATCGTCTGGAGGGCGACGCACTCGGCCGGTTCGCCGGTGACCTGGCCAACACTGACGATGTGCCACCGCAGGCCGCTGGCCTCGCACATGACGCGGTCGGCGTCCGACGGCGTGGCCGCAGCGTTCGGGTGGCTGTGCACGACGGCCAGAAGCTCCCCCTGATCCTCAGCATCGGCATAGTCCTCAGCCGGCAGCCTGAAGTGCTCGCTGGGGGTCTCGGCGGTGTTGCGGCACGGCAGGTACTGCTCGCCGGCGGCGGTAGCCACCACCAGCCCGCAGCATTCGCGCGGGTACTCGGCCACGGCGTGCGCCTGGATAGCCTGAAGGGTCGTCTGTTCCATTGCCTCGCCCATAGAAAAGGCCCGCACTGGGCGGGCCTGATGGTGGATCTATAAAAACTCGGTCGGCTTTACAGCAGTTTGCGTCGTCTATCAGGTGCGCAGCAGGCCGGCGGCCGGGAACCCGCCATAGGGCAACGGATTGGTCTCCCCGAAGCGCTTCTTGCAGCTGCGGACCAAGCCGGCGCACACGTCGCGCGCGGGGTCGGAGACCGGGTTGTCGTTGATGTCGAAGTAGGCCGAGCCGTTGTAGGTGCAGTACGGCCCCCGGTAGCCTCCGCGGATCAACCAGCCGCAGGTGCCGGCGATAATCTGCCGCCCTGGCAACTGCTCGCCGTTGAGGTCGATCGCGGTGGCCAGTTCGAACTCAACGGTTTCGTTGTCTTCCGAGACCTTGCGCTCGATGAACCAGATTTCATCCAGGAAGTGCTCGTTGGGGTCGGCGGTCGGGTTGTAGCCATCGGTGATCGCGGTCGCGCCGGTGATGACGAAGAATCCCTGCGGGTTCGCCTGCTTTTCGATCTGCGCCCCGTAGACCTGCATCGTCCGGCCGGTAGCATTCGGACCAAAACCCAGGCGCGCCGTCGGGCCCGCCACCGCGACTGTCCAGCGGATCACGATCTTGAAGACGTTCGGCTCGAGCTCCGCAATCTCCAGGACGTCCGTGGCGCCGAAGCCTGTGGTCGCTGACCAGGTAACCTTGCCGCTCTGCTGCCGGACAAAGCTCACAATCGACTGGATATCGGTCGTTGTCGCGCTTCGCATCATGATCCGGGCGGAGCCCTGGACCGAAAGCCCGATGTAGGAAGTGGCGACGATCACGTCCCCAGGCACTACACCGCCGACCACAACATTCTCGATGCGATCCCAGTTGTTTGAGACGCTGCCCAGTGAAATCCCTTTGAACGGCACACCTTCAATCACCCGCTCCGGCAGGGCGGTGCGCGTCACGGTCCCGTTGCTCGCCCATGTCGCAGTCGTCGGGTTGTTGCTTTGACGCAGATAGTTTTGCGCGGGGAAATTCTTCACATCGAGGTACTTCACCAGCGTCTGCCGCCGGATGATCCGTGCCCCGACCATGTCATCGAACATCAGGCACAGCGCGCCGATGCGTCCATCGAGGTTGCTCACTCGCAGGCGCGGGTTCGGCGGCTGGTCGCTGGTGCGCTCGAAGCCAGTGGCCTCGATAGGCCAAGCGCCATACTCCTGCCCCTGCCACCAGATCACCCCGGTCTGTAGGTGCTGGTGGAAGAAGAGCTGATCAGCCCCGAAGCTGCTGGCGTCCAGTTCGTAGACCGTGACCCGGCCGCCTGGCTCGAGCTGCTGTGCATCCGCGGTGATCATGAGCGCTCCGTTGCGAGGAATGAAGCAACGATGTCCTGGTCGATCCCGATCAAAGTTGACTCAGCGTGGCCACCGGGGATCGGCCTTGGCTCACACGTACTCACCGCATTTGCAAACATCACAGCGTGCTCCGGTTTGCAAAGTGCGTCGGCGGTGCCGTACCACATCTGGATCGGTACTCCAGCGAGCTTGCCAAGCTGGGCCATGGTCAGAGGATTGTGCGTAGCCCCGAATGCTGCCTCTGTGTAAGAGCCGCCATACGCTGCGTTGATGTAGGGCCGATACATGGAGCTGTTGGCGTGCACGTCGCTGAGGTTGATGACCGGGATCATGAGGACGATTCGTCCCACAAGCGTAGGGTTCGCGGCCGCCCATGCGAGAGCCGTCGTCGCGCCCATAGACTGCGCAAGGATGTTCACACGTCCCTGCTTGACCCCGGCGATGCCACGCATATACGTTCGCGCCGCCGAAAGCCTGGAGATGGCTGTGTCGTTGCCCCAGGTCTGGTTCCCGGCGAGATCCGCGCAAACCATCAGGCATTTTTCGCCGACCGCCCGCATGACCGGCCAGCGAGTTTTTATCCCCATCCACTGGGAGCTACCGCCGTCCCCTCCTTCGGATCCGTGCACGTACAGGACCCCTTGGTAGCTCGACTGTCGGTCTTTGTTTCGCACCACAACGTCGCGTTCGTTGGCGTAGGCCCGGCCGATAGAGGTATCAGTCCAGATCATGTGGTGCGCACCTGCATAGAGGCGAAGTCACCATCCGCAGCGCTGCCGAACAGGTTTGCGTTTCCGGTCCCGATTGCCATCATCTGCAGCTTGAACAGGTAGCTCTGTCCGGGCGTCAGCCCTGAAATACGGGCCTCCCTCCACCTGGTGTTGTACTGCGATACCGCGCCGCCGGGGCCTACTGAGTTGGGACAGAGGATATTCCCCACCTTGCTCCCGTCACAAAGCAGGTACAGCCTGGCGAAATCTGCGCTGGTGGTCATTAGCCCACCAAATGAAACCACCACCGGTCGCTCGCCGACCCGGCAAGTGACCGCCATGCCCGGAACGTCCACCAAGGTAGTGGATGAAGTGCTGAACACCGTGCCCATCTGGGCGTAGCCAAGCTCGCTTCCCCCGCTTGGCATAACTCGCCAGATCGTTCCATTGCTGATGTAGATTTCCTGCACATCTGTAGCGAAGTACCCTTGCCCAGGCATCGTTGAGGCCGCAGGCCGCTGTGCATAGGTGCCAACGGTGGCGAACCCCCTTCCGTAGAGCTCAGTGAAGTTGCTGTTGGCCTTTTCGAAGGCCACCTTCGCCGGATCCCCTATGTAGGTGCCGTTGTTGGTGGTCGTGTCGATTACTTGGCGTGCCATGGGTATCCCTTACGGCTGGAACGTCTGTTCGAACGTGGCGCTCAGCGTGAAAACGCCGTTGCCGTGCGCGGTGATGTTGTAGGCCTTGCCCAGGTACAGGCCCTGCACCCCCAGCGGCGGTGTCCACAGGAAGGACACGGCGCCTTTTCGAGCGCGCAAGAAGGCCAAGGCGGGGGCGACCTTTGCCTCCCGGCCCACAATCGACACCGGCCACTGCTGGGTTTCGTTGTTGAGGCCATCGGCAGAGGTCTGCCGGTACCCGTTACCGAACTGGGCCTCCTTGACGTTGAATGCCCCAGCACCGGTGAGATCGGTGCGAACGCACCAGGTGAATACTTCAGCCATTGCTCTTCCTTTCTCAGGCGAGGATGCCGCCGGGTCGCTTCTGCTGGATCAGCTCGGACTTGACCAGGTTGCTGACCAGCGTCCCCAGCTTCTGGCCGAGCTGGTCGTTGCTGCCGCTACTGGTCGTCTGCGTCCCGCCATCAGTGACAGTGACGTTGGTGATCACGGTGACCGGCGCCGCGCTTCCGCCGCCGACGCTCGATGCGGGCATGCCGGCCGTGGCCGGCACGATGGAGCCAGCATCACCGGGGATGAGGTAGGACTTGCCTCCCTGCTGGAAAAGCTCCGGACGCCCGCCCTCGCCTACGCGATAGACCCCGTCCGCTCCCACCGGTCCGCCGCCGGCGCGGTTGCCCGCGGTGGAGCTGATCGCGCCACCGATCGCGTTCACCCAGCTGCTGCCGGCCCCCGAATAGCCGGATGCCCAGCTGCCGATCATCTTGAAGATCTGCGCCGACGCCGCCTCGGCCGCCATCCGTTGCAGCGCCTTCGCGAACCCCTCGACCATGCCGCCGAGGCCATCGCCAAACGGATCGAAGAGGAAGTCGGCGAACGCATCTTGCATGTTGCGCGCGGCTTGGTCGGCGTAAACGCTCATCGAGTCGGTCGCGTCCTTGGTCTTGCCGGCGATCGAATCAATGCTGTCTCCGTAGATGGCCTTGTAGTCCTCCATCACGTCGATCACCTGCGCCATGTTCAGCAGGTTCTCTTTCTGCGCGTCGGTCAGCTTCTGCAGCTCACCGCGCTCGAGGTCGTACCTCACCCCGGCTTCCTGGCTATCCCCGTTCTCCAGCAGGTAGAGCCGGCGGTCCATGCTGGTGTTGAGCGAATCGTATGACCTGGCCAGTGCGTCGGCCGCCTTTTGCTCCTCGCTCATCCCCTGCCGCTTGGCCTTGGATGCGCGGGTCGATTTCTCCGCGCTCTCGCCCCAAAGGCTCTGCAGCTTCTGTTCCCACTCAGCCGCCCGGCGCAACTGCTCGGTCTGGTCCTTGGTCTGCTGGATCTCCTCGGCGGTCGCCTTCGTACGCCGCCCACGGGGGCCACTGCGTGCACCGTCGGGGATTCCTGCCGCGCCGCCCTGCATCGCGGACCAGCCGTTGTTGGCGTAGGCGGTGCCTGCCTGGTAGTCCCGCGTGAAGGCGTCCCAGCCGCCGCCCTGGGAGCCCAGAAGGCCACTGTACTGACCGGTGGCCAGCTTCATTACCGCGTTGCCTTGCTTCTCCACCGCGACCAGGCCGCCGCGTAGCCGATCCAGCCACTGCTCGACCACGCCGAAGACCTCGGCCGCCTTGCCGATTTCGCGGAAGGCGCTGGCGATGCCCACTGCTACGTCCCGCACACCGCCGCCTTCGCGGGCGACGTCGACCAGCTGGGTCGTGAGGTCCGTCAGCGTGGGGAGCAGTTCCCCGGCCAGCTGGGTGAACCACCCCTGCGTCGCCGCGCGGAGGTCATCCACGCGGTCGTTGAACTCGGCGGCTGCGCCGGCGGTGTCGGCGTCGATCACGATGCCGAGCGATCGCGCCCGCTCCTCCATGGTGCGCATGCCATCCGCGCCCAAGCTCAGGAACTCCAAGAACTCCGAGCCAGACTTGCCGAACAGCTGCATGGCCAGCGCGGTCTTGGTAGTTTCATTGCTGATACCGGCGAACCGGTTCTGCACCTCCGGCAGCAGATCCTCGAAGCTGCGGAGGTTGCCCGCCTGGTCCTTCACCGAGATGCCCAAGGCCTTGAAGGTCTTGTCGGCCTCGCTGCCAGCCTTGGAAGCGTCAGCGATGTTCTTGGAGAACTTCGGGATGATGCCGACCAGGCCCTCCAGGTCGGACCCGGTCATCTTTGCCGCGTAGCCCCAGCCCGACAGCGTCTCGGTCGAGATGCTGAACCGGGCCGACAGCTCGTCGATTCGGTCAGCTGCGTTGATCGCATTCGAAAGCCCCTGAATCGCGGCATCGACGCTGGCAAAGGCGGCGATCGCGCCGCCCACCACCGCACCGATCGCGGTGAAGCCTGCCACGATGCCCTTGCTCACGCCGGCCGCAGTCCGCTCCATGGACTTCATGGACTTCTCGGCTCGCTGGGTGTCCGTCACGAACGAGCCTGTCTTCATCAACAGGTCGACGACGATTGAGCCGGCAGTTGCCATCAGATCAGCCTCTCGGAGGTTTCAGGCCGAAGGCTGCGAGCGTGCGCAGGTCGGCGTCGGGGAACTCGTGCAGGACCGGAACCGGCTGCAGGAATTCCAGGTTCTTCTGGATCGAACCGCCGAAGCTCGCGCCGACCAGTGCCGCTGGCCGGTGGTAGCGGTGGAGGTCGTCGAAGGGATACAGCTGGTAGAACGCCAGCCAGCGTTGGAACTCAGGCTCGGGAAGATCGTCGATCTCCCCGAGTGTCTTGCCGAGCGCGAGCCCTAGGATGCAGCTGAAGTACTCGCGTCCACGCTCGGCGAGGACTTTTTTGCGTCGTCACCGATACCGGCCACGGCCATCACGTGCGGGAACAGGTCGGTCAGGCCGTTGGGTGTCAGGTTTTTCGATTCATCCTCGGTCAGCACCAGCTTCCCGTCGGCGTCGCAGAGGCTCGCGGCGATCAGACGCTGCATCGCAAAGAACCGCACCTGGTCGTCACCATCGCTCTCGGCCGCGCGCCAGCGGCGCATCTGCCCGGCGCTGACCTGCCTGAAGTACACGGTCTCGGTGGTGCCGTCGGTGAAGGTCACCTCGCGCGAAATGGGGGCGTTGCTTGTCAGGATTCGGGTCTTGTCCATCAGCCGTTCTCAGAAGGTGGGGTGCCGGATACGCGACGGCTGGACGCGCAGAGCCGACACCCCGAAGGGTTTTTCGAAGCCGTCAGGCCGAGTACGGCCCGTTCCAGTACGGCGTGACGCTGCCGCTGCGCTGGATCGTCAGAGTCCCGCGCACGATCTCGTTGGTGGCGATGTCGATGTTCAGGTCCGACACGTAGCCGCTGAAGCCGATGGACGTGCGCGTCGGCGATGCCGGGGCCACCAGGGCGTCATTCACGCCCAGCGTGGGTGGTGCTACGCCATCGCTCAGCCCGATCAACCAGGGGATGACCTCGCGCGATTCCTTGAGGTCGAACAGGATCTGGTGGGAGCCGCTGCGCGGGATGAAGTTGAACGGGACGCTGACCTGGCCGGGATTGCCCAGGCCGCCCTCGTATTCCTTGTCGCCCACGGTACTGAGGCAGGTGGATTCAATCTGGTCGGCAGCGCCGCCCAGGCCGGTGATGCCAGTGGGGCACTCGAACTTCAGGACCGAGGCGGTGCTGGCGCTCAGCTTGTCCACGGTGAAGAGTTCGGACCCCTGGGTCTTGACGACGCCCTCGGTCATTTCAAATTCCTCTGGTCAAAGAAAAACCGCCTTGCGGCGGCTGGTTGGGGGAGATGCCAGCGGCTCAGCGCTGGTCGATAAAGTCGGCCTCCATGCCGACCCGGTAGAGCTTGGTGTCAGGGTCGCGGTTATCCAGCACGACCCTGTTGGATATCAGCTCCGCATCCAGCGCCGCGCGCACCGCCAAGGCCAGCTTCTCCGCACCAGCGTCAGTGGCGTGGTAGCAGTCCAGCTGCACGGTGGTGAAGTCGCCGCATGGAGCGCTGCTGAGGTTTTCGTACGGCTGGCCGACGACGATCTGCCAAGTGATGTACGGCCGCTGCTCTGTCTGGGACACCTCGCCGTGTCGGCCGATCCGCTCCTCGACGATTGCCGCGACGGCCTGCGTGCGGATGGTCCGGTAGACCTTGGGGAACATCAGCGATTCCCTCCGTTCTTGGCGGCCTGCGCCGCCACGATGACGGCGATTCGCCTCTGCAGCTCACCCACCATCACGTCGATCGCCTCCTGCCCCTTCGAGACCACCGCAGGGCGCAGCCAGGGCGTCGCGGGCTGGTGCCCGGATCCGTACTCCAGCAGGTTGGCCGTCATTAGCGTGGAGGCCTTGCGGCCGCGGGCGTTCACGAACGTCCGCTTCTTCACCCTGACCAGATACCGCTCGCCGTTTCCATCGTTGGGTGCCTTGCCACGACTGGCGATCACCGAGCGCACCGTGGTGCCGGTGGAATCTGCACCGCGCAGCTCGATCGAACGCTGGAGATTCTGCTTGGCCTCATCTCGCACCAGCCACGCGGCCTTGGCCAGCGCTGCCTTCACCGGGCCGCCCTTCTTGCTGACGACCTCGGCCGGCAGGCTGTTGAGCGTGCGGATGATGCCTGGGATGCCCACGATGTTGAACTCGACCTTCATACGGTCTCCGGCTGGTAGCAATCGCCCTGCAACAAGACGTGGGGGCTGCAGTTACTGACCGTCATTGACGCCGGCCGAAACGGGGATGGTGATGTACTCCAGACCAGAGGCCTTGTCCGGCAGCAGGCCGGCGATGTTGTAGATCTGGCCGCGGTGTACCAGACGCATCGACGGCAGCAGACCGGCGCGGTAACGAATGGTGATGCGCGCCGTTACGGCCGCCTGTGTCTGACCGGACTGGATAAACTCGCGGGCCGACAACGGCTCGACCGAGGACCACACGGTCGCCACGTCCTGCCAGATGGTCTGCACCACTCCGTCGCTGTCCCTGGTCGTCACCTGCTGCTGGATCAGCACCCGGTGCCGCAGGTCGCCCGCCGCCACGTTGCTCATCAGGCCACCGTCGTGCGTCGCAGGGGCGCCAGCTGGGCCGTGGCCGCGCGGGACAGAACGTAGCCGTGCCCAGCATCACTCGGCACTACGTTGTCGCCCTCGCCTTCGCGGTAGCGGTACTGCGACGCCAGCTCGAGCAGTGTGGCCGCGATCACCGCCGGCTGCAGGATGGGCTGGTCGTCTCTGTCCAGAACCGGCAGCGGCGTGCCCGAGCTGTCCCTGACCACTTCCCCGCTGCTGTCTCGCTGCAGAACGTACAGCCGCCACTCTTGCTTCAGCCAGGCCGCGACCGAGGCCGACACGGCCGGAATCCACAGGGCCAGCCAGCTATCGTCAGCGTCGCTATCGATTCGCAGCTGCTCGCGCGCATCTTCGGGGGTGACGAACTCAAGCATTGCCGCCTCCCAGCTTCACCGGCTCGGTCGGCACCTTGACGCTCTTGCCGTCCTTGCCGTCCCTGCCCTTGCGGGCACCGAGAATCCAGTCTTCGATGTTCTCGAGGCACGGCTTGGATGCGTTGTCCCGCTTGGCGATCCACAGCGCGCCATCGTGGGTGACGGACTGGCCAGACTTCGTGCCCAGCCCTTCCCGCCAGAACCCGCGATGCACCATGTACGGCAGCACCAGCTCGGCGCGCCGTTCACCGGCACCGAGGGTGATCACGAAGCCGCGCTCGGCGTCGTACTCGCCTGCCGCGGTTTCGAAGCTGAGGCCATCCCGCCCGTCGTCACCCACGACCTTGCCCAGCTTGACCGGCTCGCCCTTGGTGGTGGTGATCACCAGTTCACCAGCGCGATCGATCATTGCGCCAGCCAGGCCCACCCCGTCGGCACCTGCCTGCGGCGGGTTCGCGGCCAGGTGCTTGGCGACCTGCGCGGCCAGCTGCTCATCAGTCACAGGATCCGCGTCACGGCCGTCCTTGGGCGCCGGCAGCGCGTCGACAGCGGCCTTCACCGCCAGTTCGATCGCCGCCGGGTCCGCATCTGGGCCATGCTGCACCGGGTTGGCTTCGAAGTGCTTGGACACGGCATCTTCTGTGGCCAGGTCGACCAGTGTCAGCAACCGCGGCGAGGCCAGCATCTTGTCCACCACCAGGTCGGCGAGCGCTTCCATATCCACCGGTTCAGCATCGCGGCCGGCCGGCACCGGATTGGCTTCCAGATGGCGGGCGACCTGCGCGGCGATCTGGTCGTCGCTGACCGGCTCGGCATCGTTGCCGTCGCGTGCCGGCGGCAGGGCCTCCACGGCCTCCTTCACCATGGCGGCGACCACGGCCGGATCGACATCCTTACCGGGCTCGCCCTGCTTCAGCTCCAGCGCCTGCAAGGCCTCGACTTGGCGCTGCAACGGCGCCAAGGCCTCGCGGATCAGCGCGCCAATGTGCTTGCCGAATTCCATGGGATCACTCATTGCGGAACACCTCGGCTCGCGCGGCCTCGAGGGCCTTGTACATGAAGTTCTCCTGCTGCAGCGCGCGTAGTTCCTCGCTGTCATCAGGCAACGGATCCTCGACGACCGGCTCTGACTCGGGCTCTTCCGATGCCGTCGGCGGGAGCTTGTTGTTCCGAATTTCGGAGATTGGATAGTCCTGCTGCTGCTTGTAGATCGTGTCCCCTCCGTCGACCGGCGGCAGGTTGAACGCGCGGCGGCCTTCGTTGTGGGTCTTGATCTCGCCGGTGACCAGCTTGGTCTCGACTTCAGCCTGCTTGCCCACGTCCATACGCAACAACGGCTCCAGATCGAGCTCGATGCCACGCGGCCTGCTTACGCCCAGGCCCTCGTCCAGCAGCGCTTCCATCGCCTCGATGTGGGCTTGCAGCGCGTCGGAGTAGTACATCTGATTCACTTCATCCGGCTTCGTGCCGGCAGGGATGTTGCCGATACCGACCTTGAATGGCGGAATCCCGAATGGCTGGCAGACCTGCTCGTCGGAGTAGCGCATCTGCTCTACCAGCTGCGAATCGGCAGCCTTGAAGGCAAACGAGGTGAATTTCATGTCCGCGCCGACCACCGCCACGTTGCCGGCGTTCGAACCCTTAAACTCGGTGTTCCAGTAGTCCTTGACCAGCTGCGCGTCGTCATCGGACATGCCCGCCGGCGCGGTCAGGATGCCACCGGGGTTGGCACCATTGGAGAAGAAGGTCGTCGAGTCCTTCAGAATCTTGAGGTTCTTCACTGCCGCCCAGTTTGCCGCGCATAGCGGCGGCACACCGATCAGCTGGTGATGGAAGCAATTCATCCGGTCGTGGATGATCTCGCTGGCCGGGATGATCAGCTGATCACCGGGGTATTTTTCCGGAAGCAGGTTGTTGCCGCTTCCGTAACTGACCTGGTAGAAGACGTCGCCGCTGTCCGAGATCATGGGCTGCACCCGGTTCGGATCAAGTACCCACAGGCGATTCACCACGTTTCGCTCATAGCGACCTTTCAGCACGTACGTGTTGCCTTGGGCCAGCTTGGAGAGGATCCAGGACTCGCGGAACTGCTGGGCAGTCTGATAAGCGTTCGGCTTCCGCAGCACCGGCCAGTAGGCTGTGTTTGCCGTGTCCACGCGCCAGATGCCGTCCTCACCTTCGATCTTGAGCACGAACGGCAGTTTGCCGATGTCGCTGTTGATCCGGCTCATGCAGGCGTACAGCGTCGGATAGGTCAGCACGGACTCATGCCGCTCTTCCATGTTCCGCTGCCACGCACCGGTGAACGGCTCGCGCACCAACGGCTGCCAGCCATCTCGCCCCGGGCCAGGACCTACCGGAGACAGCGATTTCAGGTAGTCGGAGCCGTACTTGCGCACGCCGGCCTCGGTGGCCAGCTCACGGGGCGAGAAACCAGTCATTCGGATGCGTCCTTGTCAGGCGCCGGGTCGGTTGCCCCGGCCTTCGCTGCCGCCTTCTTGGCGACCTTCTTGGCAGCCTTCTTTGCGGCGGGCTTGGCGACTGCAGCTGCAGCCTTGGCTTCGCGCTTGGCCAATGCGGACGCGCGTTTGGCTTCCAGCGCATCTTCATCCGCTTTTACCGGTGCGGGTGCCGGTGCCGGCGGAGAGCGCGGCGGCGACATGACTGCAGGCTCTGCCTGCATGTCGCGGCGCTGATAGCCGCCGTGGCGCTCCAGCAGAGGGGCCAGGCGCGCATCGACGTTGAACACGCGATTTCGCCGGATCATCTGGATCTTCGACATTTCTGTGCTCCCGGGGAAAGAAGACGGGGGCCGAAGCCCCCGTCAATACCGCCTGAGTTACGCGCCGCCGCCGTTGTCCGGAGCGACCGGGTTGGCCCAGTCCACGCCCGTGAGGTAGGCGACCGCCTGCGGGCGGCGCTTCTTCCAGTTGACGTAACGCTCGGCACGGATCGCGAGCTGGTTCGTCTGGAACATGCTCTGGATCTGCGCCATCGTCGGCGTGGCGGTGGCATCGTCGTCCATGATGATGGTCGCCTCCTTACTGATATCGATGGTGACCACGTCATCGTCAGCAAGATAGATCTCGCTCGTGAAGGCCAGAATGAAGATGCCGGCCGGCACGTAGTTGGAAACCACCAGCGGCACGCCGTCGATGTTGCCGCCCGTCATGGTGACGTTCGGATACTCGCGGTTGCCCAGGGCGTTCTTGCGGCTTGCCAGGACACGAGCGGTCGCACTGTCAGTGATATAGACAGCGCTCTGCACCGGCAGGTTCGTGGAATCTGCCGTCGCCCACAGCGCGGCGATATCGGCATCCACGTCACCGGTCGCCGCGATCGGGGTCACGCCGTTGGTGATCGAGGCAGGCGACAGGCCGGCGCCGGTACCAGCCGCCTTCGCCGGGTCCACGAAGTCCTCGTCGATACGCTCGATGACGGCGTCGGACAGGTCGTCACGCACCAAGATCTGGATGGACGGATCGGAGAAGCGCGCCAGCTCTTCGGTGATCACCGAGATGCCCGCGATCTTCGCCCACTTCAGTTCGGCCGCATCGTAGCCGGACTTGGTGACCGGCTTGCGGAAGCCCTCGCCGACCCACTGGGCACGACCTTTGGCCGTCTTGCCCGGGATGCGGACGTTGAACGGCACGCGGCGCAGGCCCGGCACACCGTTCTGACCGAGCTGGCCGATGATGGTGCGCGGCCGCAGGAAGTCGACGAACTCGCTCGACAGGTTCTGGTACTGGACCAGGCTGCCAGCCCACGCGGCATCGGTCGTGGTACCCGCAGCCACCGCAGCTTTCATGATTTCGTTCAAGCGAACGTCGTCGCGGAACGTGTTTTCGGCGAAGGCCTTAGCGCTGGACAGATCGCCCTTGCCGGCGAACATCGCCATGGCGAAGCGGGCGAACCCGATGCCCTGCTCCTCGTTCTTACGACTGTGGATCAGGGACGGGCCCTGCCCCTTGGCAGCGGCCCGCTTCGGATCTGTCGCCGACCCCTGTTCCTGGATGATCTGCGCCGCCGGCACAGCCGACTTGGCCTGCACTGCCTGCAGGCGGGTCAGGCGATCGATATCGCCGTCCAGCGACTTGATCTGGCTTTCCAGGTCGTCGAACTCTTCCTGCTCGGCGGTATTGAACGATCGGCTTTCGTCCATGGACTTCTGGGCAATCTCGCCCAGCTTCTTCTGGTGGGCTTCACGGGTCGCGCGCAGCGACTCCAGCTGTTCTGCGAGGGTCTTCATTGAGGTTTCCTTGAGGGCGCAGCCGTTCGGCCCGGGTTCCACGCCGGGCAGTGCCTGCAATATTGGGAGGCGGGTTCCACCCCGCGGGGCCGTGTGGCCCGGTGCTTCAGTGCAGCAACTTCACGGCGCCGCCGGCCGGTCGCTCGACCGGTACCGCCTGACGCTGGATGAGGGGAACGCCGTAGTTCACCGACCGGCGCACGCCGGCGGTGTCCATGGCCTTGATGGTCTGGATGGTCGCCGCGGCGTTGGCCGGGATGGTGACCAAGGAGAGCTCGTAGATCTCGGTTTCGGTGAACCGGATCCCGCCGCCGTCCATGTAGCTGTACTCCAGCGCGCGGAAGCCGATCGAGACGCCGCGCACCAGCTTTTCCTTCACCGACTGCCAAGCGAGGTCGCACATATCCTTCAGCGCGCCAGGCGTGGTGATGTTGGCGACACTGGCTTCGAACGGGATGCCCTTGGCCGTCGGCTTTCCGAACTTGACGATGCCGACCGGGCTATCGTGGCGGTGCTGCCACAGCAGCGGCAGCTCAGCAGCGAACTTCGCCCCCAGCGGCTCGACGATATCGCCGTAACGATCCGCCTCCGGCGTGGTCGCCCAGCCGGTGATGATGCGCTGGTCGTCGTCGTAGGACTTGACCTCCAACACGCTGTACGCGCGGTTCTCGTTGTTCATCGGGCTCCACCCACTGTCATGAGGACGAGTTTCTTGTTCTGCGGCTCGGGGTTCCGAGACATCAGCTCGACGGCGTTCATCGCCGCCATCAGGGGATCGATCTTCCCGACCCCGCTAGCCGCCTTGGTCACGTAGAGCGCGTTCTTCGACGCCTCGACCTTTGCGTTACCCACGCACCAGTCCATCAGCCGCGAGCCGTCATGCGTCAGCAGCCCATCGGCCAGCCAGCGCTCGAATACCTTGCAGGTGCCTGTGAGCTGCCAGCCTTGGCGAATACCGGTGATCAGCTCCGGGTCGATCTTCTCGGCTGCCAGAACGTCCAAGACGGTGCCGAGGCCGGATGGATCCACGCCGATACCGGCCAGTAGCCTTGCCTTGGCCACCTGCTTCACCATGGCAGCCATGTCGCTCAGGTCCGTGGCGCCCTCGTCCGATTCGCTGCCGACCACCAGGTGACCGTCGGCGATGAAGTCCTCGTAGCGCGTCTCCTGGCTCTTCCGGCGCTTGAGCGCCTTGGGATGAGCGAATGCACGGCTCAGCAGCAGCTTCCGCTTCGTGTGCTTATCGCGACCGCAAAAGGACAGGCCCAGGAGGTCGTCCAAGCCGCCGCCGTCGATGCCGACTGTGATGGCGTCGCACCGGCGGATCATTCCCTCCAGCGTCAGCCGTTTATCCGCCTGCGCTTCCCAGAACTCAGCGCCGGCCCAGCTGCCTTGGTGAAGCGCCACGCCGATCTGGACGTTCAGGTGCTGCGATGCCCAGCTCCGCAGTTCCGCCTCGCTGGTGCCCACGGCATCGTCGAACTCTTCGACCATCCGCTCCAGCGTGATGGCCCGGCCGATGTTGGGGTTCAGCAGCGGCCACAGCTGCGGATCCTTCCAGCGCTGGTCCTTTGATTCCTGCAGCTCCTGTGGGAACTCGAATAGCACCGGCAGCATCTTGCCGACCCGCTTTCCGTCGCGGATGTCCCGCGCCTTCTGCAGCTCGTCGGCGAACACCCCAACGGGCTGCTCGTCGCTCTGGGTGGTGATGAACCACAGGAATGCTTCCGGGTACGGCACCATGCCGCCGCGGATCTGCCGCAGCGCCTGTGGCGCCTTCGACTTCTTCGCGCAGACATGCAACTCGTCGATCAGTGCGCCGCCGGACACCTTGATGCCGGTCAGCACGCCCGGGTCGAACGTCATGATTTCCAGAGAGGCCTTCGTCTCCCGGTGGATGATGGTCTTCAGGTGATGCCGGATGTGGAACTTGGCGGCGAGCACCGGGTCCAGCTCAATAGCGCCGGCAGCAGCGTCGAACGCCAGCTGCGCGGTGTCCTGCACCGGCGCGGTCATCAGGAACGTCGCGCGCGGGCGCTTATTGAGCAGCACCGCGGTGACCATGCCCAGAGCGCCGAAGGTGGTTTTCGCGTTCTTCTTCGGGACCAGGGCGAACAGGTCGCGGATCTCCCGCTGCCCGCTCTCGGGATCCACTGCACCGAACATGCAGCGGACCACCTCCTGGAACCACTCGCCACCGGCCTCGGCAACCGTCGGCGTACCCGGCACATCGGCCAGGCGCAACCGGCCGAAGATCGCCGCGGCTCGATCAGCCTGGGGCGTCCACAGCGGCAGCTCGCCGACGGGGAGCTGGCCAGCCTGCAGCCGTTCCCACCAGTCTCGGCAGGACAGGTCCCAGCTCATTTACTGCGTCGCACGCCGGATCGGGGTGACCTTGTCGTCCAACAGGTCCGCCCATTCCGTCCCAGCCTGCGCACCCACCGCTGCCGCGTTTGCCTGCTCCTTCTTACCCACCGGCTTCTCAGGTGCCACCGGGGGCGCAGCCAGCGTTGGCGTCTGCGCAAGGAAGGCTTTCTGTGCCGCCACGTTGCCCTTAAGTGCCGTCCTCGCCATGGCGTCCATCACCTCCATGCGCCGACGCAGTGCCGCGGTGGAAATCTCCTTCTCGAAGTACTTCTCCAGCGTGTTGCGGGAGACGCCCAGCGCGATCGAGATCTCCTGATGTGACATGCCGCTGGCGGCCGCGTTGGTGACCAGGCGACGCTGCACCGCCGTTGCCTTGAAAGCTGGCCGGCCTGCTTTCGTGTTTTTGCGCATAAATGGCCTTCAGCCTGAAATTCCGGCCGAGAAAAAAACCTGTCGATGAGTGGGCGGCGGGTGTCCGCCTGAAGGTCCCGAAATGGTTCCCCCTCCCCCCCGGTGGTGTTGCGCCCCGTGGAACTTCGATGCGATCAGTTCGCGTTCCACGCTGGGCTGTTCAGCTTCTCGCCGCGCCGCGACGTGCCTCGGCCTGCGTCTTCGCCTTGTGGCAGTCCCGGTTGATCGCCCGCAGGTTCGAGAGCTCATCGGTGCCGCCCTCAGCGACAGGCACGATGTGATCCACCTCGTCGGCCTCCAGAGGCAGGCGCCCTGCCTCCTGACAGTCCTCGCACTGACACAGGTAGCCGTCGCGCTTCATGACCAGCTCGCGCTTCCTCCGCCACGGCCTACCGCCACGGCCCTGCCCGTAGGTGGGCACCACCGGTGCCCCGGTGCTCAGCCTGCTCGGTGCGCAAGAGACGCGCGGTGCCAGCGTGGTGACACGGCCCATCAGCCCAAGCTCTGCGATTGGTCCCGCTCACCGGGGAGCGCATCACCGTCCAGACTCGTGGCTGGTGCCTCCTGCTCTTCCTCGCCCTCAGCGGCCAGGGCACCGAGCAAGGCGTCCAGCTTCTCCTCCACACGGAGGGTGGCCTGCCGCTGCTCTTCCTGCTGCAGCTCGATGCGGCGCAGGCGGTCGGACAGACTCATGGCTTCACCTCGGCACGGTCTGCGGCGACGACGGCTTGGCAGGCGCGGAGCTGGTTGTCGGCGTCTCGACCGATTCCAATAGCAGGGCCCGCAACCGTGACTCCGAGGTCGGCGGGCGCATCACGTTGGACGGCGCCGGCGGCAGCTTCGGACAGGCGACCGGTGTGGCAGGCAGCGAGGTCGTGGCGCAGGCGGACAGTGCCAGCATGCAGCTCAGCCACAACAGCAGCAGGG